GACAAGGATAAATAAATGTTCATCAAATTTATTTATAAAAGGATATTATAAGCATATTGGAATAATTGATAAGAATGATGTTATTGAGGCAAAGACAAAAGATGGTGTGGTTTCAACTCCTATAGAAAAATTCCTTGAAGATAAAGATGCTTATTGTGTTTTACATATTAAAAATATTTCAGATGAAATTGATTACGCTATTGTTAAATCTGCAAGAGATAAGATAGGTGTTGAGTATGATATGCTTTTTGAGCAAGAAGATGATAAATTCTATTGTTCTGAAGCTGCTTATGATTCTGCTGTTGAAGCTGTTGATGGATTTGTTTTGAATTATGATGGAAGTGTAATAGTTCCTCAAGATTTTTATAATAAAGAGAAGTTATCTATTTTAAGAGAAATTAGAAAGAGGTAAATATGTTAGTAACTCTTGATGCAATGAAAAATTATTTGGGTATTGATCCAGCAGATACTTCTCAAGATCAGTTTTTAACAGATCAGATTAACCTTATTTCTTCTACAGTAGAAAACTATTGTAGAAGAAAGTTTGAAAGTTCAAGTTATGTTCAAACTTTTTATTATTCTGATTTTAGTGGTGATAAAGAATTGTTTATGTTTCATTATCCAGTTAGTGCTGTTTCTTCTGTAAAAGAAATTACTGATTCAATTCCAGCAGTAGAAAATATTGTTGATCCTTCAGAGTATAGAATAAAAAAAGAATCAGGTAGTATTAAAAGAATTTATAGCGGTATTCCTTCTAATTGGTTTATGAATTTAGATAGTATAGGTAAAATAGAAATATCTTATACGGCTGGTTATTCATCTATTCCTTTAGAGATTCAATCTGTTGTATTTTCGTTAGTTGCTGAAAGATATAATAAGAAAACTTCTGGTATTTCCATTGATTTCGGAAATGATGTTCAGAGAGTTTCTATTCCAGGAACTATTTCTATTGATTTTGATTATTCTCTTCAAGCTAATGATCGCAATAATGCTTTTGGAATGATTCTTGGAAATTATGCAAATGTCCTTGATTATTATAGAAGTGAACGTACTGTAACAGGAGAAATTAAGGAGAATTACATTGATTGATCCAAAAAGTGTTTTTGATAAAACTTTAAGTATTCAATCTCAAACAATGAAGATTCATAATCTTGACACTAATGTTAAGCATGATATTAAAGTTGCTCCTTCCAATTATGCAAGAAATCTTGCTGGGCCTGAAGAAATTGCTATTGAAGGAAAAGAATTTGTAGTTTCTAAAACTTCTCTTGATGCTGCTAATTATGGAACTTTGAAAAGAGGCCATAAAATAATAGATAGTGATTTAGGTATTAATACAATTTCTGAAATTCGTGAAATGGTTATAATGGGAGTTGTTGTTGGTTATCGTCTTAGGACTTCTTAATGAGTGTAAATGTTTCTTATTCTGTTCATGAAACTGGAAAAAATTCAAAACAATGGAATTTGGCTGCTGATTTTACAGGTGAAAATACTTTAAAAGATCTTGAAGCTAGTTTAAAACAAACATTAATTAAAGTTGCTCTTGAAACTAAGGAAGAAGAAGAGGAAAAAGGATTCGATAGAAACGCAAGAGTAAGAGTTGATAATAAGTTTGATAGAGATATTAATACTGTTTCTGCTTTTGGCAAGATTGAATATTTTGCAAGATTCGCAGCAAAAGAAGCTATCTTAAATATATATAAAGAAATTGAAATAAGATCTCCTGTTGGAGCAACTGGAATATATAAAAGTTCAAACTATGTTATTTATAATGATCGTCATGTTGCAAGTAGTTATACAGAATTAAAGGCTTTTGTTGAAATGCAAGGAAAGAAAGGATTTGCCGATAATGATACAATTCGCTTTATTAATGTTACTCCTTATGCAAGGAAATTGGAGCTTAAAGGTATTAAGCGTGGAGTAAGGGGAAAATCTAAAGGAAAGAAGAGTGAAAAGGCAAGAACTGGAAAATCAAAAATAACAGGCAATATTATTAAAAAACCTAATGGAGCTTATTATCTTGCTTATAGAGTTGCAAGATTAAAATATAAAGCTGTTGCTAATTTTATGAAATTTGCCTTCTTGCCTGGTGGTGCAAGAGGTATTACAGTTATGCCTGGAAGTGGATTTAGAACAACTTTTGTTAAGGATGGAAGGCCTTATTTATATCCGACAATAGTGCTAAGTTTAAATACAAAAGGGATTATGCAATGAGTAGTAAATATGTAAGAGATCAATTTAAAAATTTTATCAATACAGAATTAGCTACTGAAAATCTCATTGATTTAACTGGAGAATATTCTGAAATTAATGATATGTTATCTAATCATGGATTAACCTATGAATCAGATTGGCTTGGTGTCCAATTCTCATCTTCTCAAGATGCTGCTGTCAATATTGGTGCTGATAATGATTCAGGGTGCTATAGAGAGCTTGGAACTTTGTTTATCCATATTGTTGCTATGGCTTCTGGAACTGCTGTTGATAACATATTGAATAGAGCAGAAAATATAAGAGACAAATTCAGGGGAAAGAGGATAAATGATATTGTTATTGAATCTGTTTCTCCAGCAAATTTTGAATCAGGTACTACGCTAGAATTTGAAGGAGGTTTTACTTCTGCTTCTATTCTGGTAGGATATTATAGAGATCTAAATTTATAATAATTGGATAGGAGAAAAATATGTCAAGTTCAAATTTAGTAAGAATTGCAGTAATTGAAGAATCAACTTATGGAGAAACTCCTAGTTCTGGAAATTTCTCTACTTCAAGATTTATTTCAGAAACTCTTTCAGGATCTCCTGAAACAACTGAAAGTCAGCAAATAAGAACTGATAGAATGTCAAGTGGCCAGGTGGTTACTGGATTAACTGTTGGTGGTGAAGAGAATTTTGAATTAGCAAAAGATCCTACTTTTGATAAGTTCTTGGAAAGTGCAATGTTTAATTCTTGGCAAATTTCTTCTCATGTTGCTCTCGATATGGATCTTGATGCTTCGGCAAATACTCTCGATAGAGCTGCTGGTGATTTTGCAACTCAATTAAAAGTTGGTGATATTGTTACTCTTGATGGATTTTCTAATCAAGAAAACAATACTCAAGTAATGATTACTGAAATTGTTTCAGCAACTCAAGTGAAATTTGCTGGGCCTGAAGGTCTTGTAACTGAAAATGGTTCTGGTACAGGATTTAAAGTTGCTGATAAATTAGAGATTGGTTCTACTAAAAAATCTTTTTCAATGGAAAAAGCCTTTCTTGACTTGAGCGATAAAGGAATTGTTTACAAGGGAATGATTGTTTCAAATTTCAATCTTAGCGTTGCCTATGGTTCTATCATTACTGGAGCTGTTGGATTTAGTGGTAACTACTATAAACCTGTTGATGCAGCTATTGATTTTATTACTAATGGAAGAACTATTGATCCAGCAGCAACAACTAATTCATTAAATGGTTCTGTTGATATGCCTTTCGTTGCCAATGGAGCTACTGGAACTTTTGAGAAATCAACTTTCTGTATTCAATCTGTTGATATTTCTCTCAATAATAATTTAACTACTCAAAATTGTGTTGGTAAAGTTGCTCCTAAAGATTATAATCCTGGAACTGCTCAAATTGAAGTTGGATTAGGTGCTTATCTTGCTGATGGAGATTGGGGGCTTCTTGCTAAAAAACTATCTCAAGAAAGTTTTCCTGTTGGATTTCTTGTTAAAAATGGTGATGGTTTTTATGGTTTCTATATGCCAGCAGTACAAGTTTCTTTTGATGATCCAGCTTCTCAAGGTCAGAATCAAGACGTTATTATGGATATGAAAGGAACGGCAAAAGTTGGTTCTAATGGTGAAAGTGCTTTAGTTATTTATAAATCATAAAGTTAAATTAAATTAACTTAATATAGGGCTTAGTTTTGACTAGGCCCTTTTTTTTAGATAGCATCAAATTTCACAAGGAGAAAACTATGGAAACTAACTTGCATGAACTGTTCGGTTCTAATGAAAAGAATGAAAAAGAAGGTGTGTGGTTTCAGTTAAATGATAAACTGTCATTTAAAATGAAAAGGTTTGGTGGTCTTAATGCTTCAGAGGTAAAGAAGGCTTATGCAAAGTATTATAAACCTCATGCAAGATTGATCGAGAAAGGTTTAATGCCAGAAGATAAAGAGAAGCGTATTTTCGCAAAAGTATGGATCTCGTCTTGCTTAGTTGATTGGAAAGGTGTTGAAAGTAATGGAAAGGAAATTCCTTTCTCTTTTGATACTGCTGTTGATGTACTGTCAGGGCTTCCAGATCTTTTAGATACTTTAGTTGATGTAACTCAAGATAAGGATGAATTTAAAGAAGAAGTGGGAAACTAATTTGCCGTTGGCTAGAATGGAGTTTGGCTTGGCAAGGTAAATTGGATCAGTATGATAATCTTTTACTGCAAGGTAAGTTAAGGGAAGAGCATAAAGAGCCTTTTATAGGGCCTTTTTCTTATTATGTTGAATGTTTCTTTGAATTAAATACTTGTAGAAATGGAATTTCTTTAAGTCCAATTCCTTTTACGGCAATAGCTGAATATGCTAAAATATTTCGTATAGAGGATTTTGACGAGTTCTTATATTATATGAGACAATTAGACAATGTATTCTTAGAATGGGCCGAAAAAAATGAGCAAGCAAGTAAGAAAAATTGAGATCAAAGTTACTACTTCTGGTGAAAAAGGCTTGAAGTCAATATCTAAGCAAATGGCAAAAATGAATAAAAATGTCAAAAAGCTAGATCTCGGATTGGGAAGATTAAAAAGTGCTTTTCTTGCTTTTGCTGGGGCTTTAGGTGTTAGAGAGCTTGCTAGAGCTGCTGATAGTTTCCAGCTTTTAAATGATAGAATGAGAATATTTTCTAAAGATTCTGAAGAAGCAAAGAAAACTTTTAGAAGTGTGGCTGCTGTTGCAAATACTACTAAAACCTCTGTTGAAGCAATAGCTGAATCTTATACTCGTATTGCTATTGCAACTCAAGAGCTAGGTTTAACTCAAAGTCAAATGCTTGCAACAACTCAAGCATTACAACAAACATTTAGGTTATCTGGTGCTACTATTGCTGAAGCAACTGGAGCTACTATTCAATTAACTCAAGGTCTTTCTTCAGGTCAGTTAAGAGGTCAGGAACTTAGATCGGTGATGGAAGCTAACGGACTTCTTGCTGGTATTCTGGCCAAAAAATTAGGAATTGCAAGAGGTCAATTAATTAAATTTGCTGAATCTGGAAAGATTACTTCAAAAGTTGTTCTTGAAGCTCTTGCAGAAAATTTTGATAAGTTAAATAAAGATGCTTCAAAACTTGGAACTACTTTTGAACAAAGTGTTTTAGTTGTAATGAATAAATTAAAAATGAAGTTGCATGACATAAATCAGTCTTTAGGAGTTTCAAAGAAGTTTGAAAAATTTTCTACTTCGGTAGTTGATAATCTTGAATTAATTGGATCTGCTGTAATTTCTGTAACTACTATTGTTGTTGCAAAGGCTGTTCCTTCAATGATTGCTGCCTTGAAAGCTCTATATGCTACAATGATGGCTAATCCTTGGATAGCAGTAGCAACTCTTGTTCTTGGTGCTATTACTTATATGGCATTAACGTGGGATAAAACTCTTTTAAGAATGAGAAAGGCTTTTTTGTACTTCAAAAAGTTTGTTTTAGATACGGCTAATGCTATTAGTAATGTTTTTAATAAGATAAGTAATGGCTTTAGATCTCTATTTAATATTAAAAAGAAAAAATATGGTTCTGATACTTCAAAAGATAGTTTTTTGAAAGGTGCTACTGGTCAGGATTATAAGGATATAATTAAAGAAATTGATTCCATAAACAAGCAATTAGAAAAATCTTCTGGGAAGTCAATATTTAAAAGTTCTTTTGATGGAATGAAAATTAAAGAAGTTAAAAAAACGGCTAGTGAATTTTATCTTTTAAATGAGCAATTAGTTAAAGGTGCTATTTCACTAGATGAATATAATAAAAAAGTTGAAGAATCTAATCAGGCAAAATTAAACAAACAGTTTACAGATGGTAAAATTACTCTTGATGCCTATTATGAATCAATATTAAAAACAACTAATGCTGTTGATACTTTATTTGGCAAGGGTTCTATAACTATTGGTATTGAGCAAGGTTTAAAGCAAGTTGAGCAAGGGATTGGTTCTCTTTCTTCAAATGTTGCAAGTGCTGTTAAAAATGCTTTTGGAACAATGGAAAACATGATGTTCAAATGGGTTAAAACTGGAAAATTTGCTTTTGCTGATTTTACAAGAGCTGTCCTTGATGATTTAACAAAAATAGTTATAAGAATGTCAATTATTAAGCCTTTGGCTGGGATGATGTTTGGTGGTATCGGTGGTGCTGGAATTAATCCAGGAATGACTTTTGCTTCTAATACTGGATCTGTTTTAACTCATGCTACTGGTGCTGTTGTTAGTGGAACTACTTATTTTTCTAGTGGTGGCCAAGTTCATTCAATGGGTGAGAGTGGGCCTGAAGCAATCATGCCTCTTGTTAGAAAGAATGGAAAGCTCGGTGTTGAAGGTGGTGGAACTACAATAGTTAATGTTATCAACAATGGAAATTCAGAAGTTGAAACTAAAGAAACTACTGGTGCTAATGGTGAAAAGATTATTGATGTAATGATTGTAGAAAAAGTTAATAGGGCCATAGGTGAAGGTAGGCTTGATGCTACTTTTAAACAGGTTTATGGCCTTAACAGAAGAGGTAGATAATGGCCGTAAGTTTTCCTTCGTCTTTACAACAACTATTAAATGAATCTGGTTTTTCAGAAGAGTTTGGTTCTTCAACTATTAGAAGCAGTATGGCCGTTGGTGAAGATAAAGTAAGGAGAAGATATACTAAAGGTATTGATAAATATAATTGTTCTATTGATGTTGAAAAAGATGATTAT